GCATTAGGTTTTTCACCTTACTGGTACCGCAGAGCAAGACATCCACAAGAACAGCCGGAAGTTGATAGAATATTGTCACCGTTTATGATGCAAAATTTACCAGAATTTGACACGAATGGCCAATATACAATAAACTATAGAGTTGCAAGTAGAGGAGATTCTGTTCAGGCGGAATTCTTTTTGAAAGGAAATGAGATGATGAGTAAACAATATAATGGAGATTTACCATGGACAAAAAAGACCTGATTATAGGTGCATTTAAAAACTATAACTACGAACAAGTCAAACCTTGGATCGAATCAATTAACGAATGTGGTTTTACCGGCGACAAAGTTCTAATTGCAATTGATGCGTCAGAGGAAACAATCAACAAGATTAGACAAGCCGGATTCATTGCAATATCTGCAAAATCCATGTCAGGCGCAATGTTTCACATGGAACGATTTATTCATATCTATGATTATCTGAAAAAACATAGTGGTCAATATCGTTATGTTGTAAGTACAGATGTACGTGATGTAATCTTTCAAAACGATCCAATGGAATATTTGTCTCATATACTGACAGCAAATTCTGGTTATGATTTGATTGGTGTGTCTGAATGTATACTAGTTAAAAATGAACACTGGAATCGTGACAACATTTTAAAATGTTTTGGTACATATTTTTATGAAGAAGTTAAAGACTATGAGGTTTTAAATGTTGGTACGTTAGCTGGCAAGGCACATGTTATTTCTGATTTGTGTGGTATGTTATACCAACTATCTTTGAATAGAGCCGATTGGGTTGCCGACCAAGCTGCATATAATGTTTTAATGGGTTGGTATCCATATGTTGATATAACATACATCAGTGGTTTAAATGATGGATTCTGTTGTAACTTACATGTAACAAATAAACCAATTGAGAAAGACCACTTTGCACCATTCATTACAGAAAAACATCCAATCTTTGAAGATGGTGTAATGAAAACTGGTGATGGTCAACCATACTACATTGTACACCAATATGACCGAGATCCAGAATTGAAGAAATTTTATCATGATAAGTATAAGGTTGAAGAATTAATTACTTTTAGGACAACATAATGATTACTATTGTTACTGCTTTTTATGACATTGGTCGTGGAGAATGGACACCAGACAAAGGCCTACCACATTATCTACAAAGAACTACTGATACATACATTGAACGTTTTTCACATATGGCTCAAATGGAAAATGAGATGGTTGTATTCTCTACACCAGATATTATTGAGAAACTGAAACCTTTGCGTGGTGACAGACCAACAAAATTTGTTTCGTTTGATATTTTTAGTAAGTATGCAGATTTGATTAGAGATGTTAACAACATTCAGAAAACTGATGCATTTCAAAATTTAATTATTCCAGAACAGCGAGCAAATCCAGAATATTGGAATGCACATTATGTGGTTGTTAACTTTCTCAAGTCGGTGTTTGTCAATCTAGCAATCAAACACAACATGGTTAGTAATGAATTAGTTTCTTGGTTGGATTTTGGTTATTGCCGCACGGCAGAGAAAGTACCTACAAGCAAGAAATGGTCTTATAATTTTGATGTTAATAAGATGCATCTTTTCAATTATAAAGAATATGATGATAAACCTATACATGAAATCATTGCAACAAACGATGTTTACATTCTTGGTGCAAAGATTGTTGGTGGTGTAACAGCATGGCCTAAGTTTGAATCTGCAATGAAAGAATGTTTGATTGAATTGGGTACGAATGGTTTGATTGATGATGACCAAACACTTATGTTAATGTCATCAATCAAATATCCGGAATTATTTGAACTACATAAGATTCCAGACCACCAACTCGGACTTGATCCGTTTGTTATTTTTAGTGACTTTAATAAAGAGGTATGATATGAGTGATATAATTAAATTTAATACTGCAACCCAAGCATTTGGTGTTGAACGTGGAGTAACCAAGTGTTCAGGTTATGGACTTGGTGAATTGACCAAAGGCATGAAAAAAGGTTTAGAGATTGGTTGTTCTGAGGCACACACCTCAAAGTTTCTATTGGACACCAATCCAGAATTGACCTTATATTCAATTGATCCTTATGTTGCATACACGGACTGGAACGGTAATGTATTGAATGACCGAGAAGAATTCTTTGGCCGTGTCACAAAAGAGATGGCTGTTTATGGTGATAGATTTGTTTTGATTAGAGACTTCTCAGACAATGTTGTTGACCAGTTCAATGATGAAGAATTTGATTTTATCTTTATTGATGGATTGCATACCTACGAACAATTAACAAAAGATTGCCACAACTATTACTCTAAAGTTAAAACTGGTGGTATCTTCTCTGGTCATGACTACCAAACAATTCCTGGTGTTAATAAAGCCGTTTGTGAATTCGCACCAACAAAAACTGACAAAGTTCTTACAACTGAATGTGATGTTTGGTACTGGTACAAATGAAATCAATTTTCATCATAACATCTTGTTTGATACCTGCAATTGGTGTCTTTAGTCCAGAAGAACGTCTGAAACAAACACTGGAGACTGTTGATTCTATTAGAAATAAATCTCCAGATTCATTCATCGTACTTTCCGATGTATCAATACAATCATTGACAGACCAGTATTCAGAACTTGTTTCTAAGGTTGACTTGTTCTTAAATTTAAATCAAGTTGATTTTTTACTACACTTTACCAAAAACGGAATGAAAAGCCAAGGTGAATGTGCGATGATGCATGTTGTATTAGACTATCTAAAACAGAATTCAGAATTATTAGAAGGTGTTGACCGCATATTTAAAATAACTGGTCGTCTACAACTTGATGATGGTTTTGATATTAATCACTATGATGGGTTGAATGGTAAATATGTATTCAAGGAACGCATACCAACATGGATGAGTGAACCTATTCACGGAGCAACTCATGTTTTTGATACTCGCCTTTGGTCTATGTGTACGTCTTTGATTGATACTCATAAACAAGCCTTAGAAAAAGTGTTCCCTCTATTAGGTCCAATAGACTTGGAACACGCATATTTTGCCGTTTTAGATAAAGAAAAAGTAGTAGAATTTGATAGAGTGTATTGCAGGGGCCAAGTGGCCTCAACGGGTGAGTGGAAATTTGATTGATATAGAGTACTATATATCTAAGCCAAGATTTGACAGATTTGTGAATCTGTGGTATAATCCATTATAAATAACCCTACAGACAACCAAAGTGTGTTGTAATTCAATAGGTAGACAATGTTATCATTCAAAACTTTTTTAACCGAGCAAGAGGATCCTGAAGAAGGCGCCAGCCGTCAGATTAAACATTTGACGCATGTGGAAGACCGTCCTCTACAAAATGGTGAGAAAGGTGCGGCACATGCCATCAAATCATTGTCAGCTGCAGCAGAACACATTAAGGCTGGTAATAAATCATCCGAACTAACCACAAAATATGATGGTTCACCAGCACTTGTTTATGGTCATCATCCAAAGACTGGTAAATTCTTTGTTGCATCAAAGTCCGCTTTCAATAAGACACCAAAGATTAACTACACACCAAAAGATGTAGATATGAATCATGGCCACGCACCTGGTCTGGCCGCAAAGTTAAAAGATGCACTAACGCATTTACCTAAGATTGCACCTAAGAGTGGTGTGTATCAAGGTGATATGATGTTTGGTACAGACAAAGAAGATAAGAAAACTGAAAAGGGTGGTGGCACATCGTTTCATCCTAATCCTTCTGGCCTAACATATACTGCACACGGAACACACGAAGGTGGAGTTAAGAAGGCAAAAATTGGTGTTGTAACACACTTATCGTACCAAGGCAAAGATGCTGCAAGTCTAAATGCATCACATGAAGTTGACCATGAAAACTTCAACAAACACTCTGATGTATTCTCTGTTGATCCAAGAATGGACACATCAAAGGTACATTTCAGTCCAGAAGAACAAAAGAAATTTAGTGGCCACATTGCAGCTGCACAGGCGGTGCATGATACACATGGTAGCGATATGTATGCTGGCACTAGTGACCATCACGGCGTTGGTGGTTCATTAGAAACTTATATTAACCACACTGTGCGTACAGGTGAAGAATCTAACCATAAAAACTTTAAGTCTTGGCTGGAAACAAACAAAAATAAAGCAATTGACAAACTTAAAGTCGAAAAGAACAAAAAGGTCAAACAATCAGCTTTAAAAGATGAATTGGGTAAAGTTGAACGTAATAAAAAACACTACAATAATCTTTTCAAAATGCATGGTGAGTTGCAGAAGGCTAAAGATACACTTATTGGTGTTATGAATCAACACCAAGAGTTTCAACACACACACGGCGGAGAATCTGCGAATCCTGAGGGATATGTTTTTCATCACGGTAAAGAATCGGATAAATTAGTTAATCGTGCGGAGTTCTCCCGTAGAAATTTTGCTGGAATAAGAAACATATGAAAAAGTTTTTAGAAAAACTACACGAAGATGCTCAAACTCACACACCAGTTGTGATGGCATTTGGTCGCATGAATCCACCAACTATTGGCCACGCCAAAGTGGTTGATAGAGTGAAACAACTTGCAAAAGACTACAAAGCACCACACCACGTTATTGTGTCACATTCTATGGACACAAAGAAGAATCCATTAGACATTGCGAGTAAAATCAAACACGCAAAGAGATTTTTCCCTGACACAAACATTACCGGTTCAAGTAAAGAGAAACCAACATTTTTACAACATGCAGCTGCACTACATCAAGCAGGCCATGACCACTTGATAATGGTTGCAGGCTCAGACCGTATTCCAGAATACGAACAAAAATTGAATCAGTATAATGGAGAAGGTCCAGGAAAGTTATTCAATTTCAAAAAGATAGAAGTTAAATCTGCTGGTCAACGTGACCCCGATGCAGAAGGTGCAGAAGGTATGTCTGCTTCCAAGATGCGTGACCATGCAAAGAGTGGTGATTTCAATTCGTTCAGACAAGGTGTTCCTGCACATGTTCCAGACAATCATGCTAGAGCATTGTTTCGTGATGTTCGTAAAGGTATGGGATTGAATGAAGAATTCAATCGTGGACTATTTAAAGCAATCTTTGTGACTGGTGGACCAGGTTCAGGTAAAGACATTATCATACGTGAAGCAATTGCTGAGAGTAAATCAGTAGAATTGAATTCAGTACAAGCATTTGACTTATTGATGGACAAACAAAAACTGTCCGAAAAAACAACCGACTATCGTAGAGAAGCTATTCGTAATCGTGGTCCACTAATTATTAATGGACCTGCTGATGACCATACTAGAATAATTACCATTAGAGAAGAACTAGAAGAATTTGGTTATGAAACTGTTATGGTATTTGTTGATACAACCAATGAAGCCAGTAAAGAACGTAATGAGAAGTTGACCAAGTCAATTTCAGAATCAGTTAGATATGATAAGTGGCAATTAGCACAAACTTCAAAAGAAGCATATCGTCAGAATTTTTCCAATTTTATAGATTTCAATAATAGTTCAACCTTCGAAGAAATTCAAGAAGACATTACTGACACTTACGGAAAAATAAATAGGTTCATCGAGGACAAAAATTACAATGAAATTGCGTTCTCTTGGTTGGAAAGTCGTGGTAAAATTAGTATCACATCATTATTTAAGGAAAATGAAAATGTTAAGAAAAATTCTAGATTTTTTGAAAGTTACAAAACCAAACGCACCAGTGGAAGTCCAACTCTCAACACCGGTACCGGTCCAAGAGCCGAAGGTCCAGGAAGTGAACTCCCAGATAATCGTGCAGGAGACAGTAACGCCGACAACATCAAGTGGGACGGAAACAAAAAGCGAGGAAGTTACACCTTCAAAACCTACAGTGAAGAAGGCCCCAGCCTCAAAGTCAGTCCAATCCCCAAAGAAGACAACTTCTCCAAGGACAAGGAAAAAGTAAAACGTAATCGTTTCAGAGATTCACCAACTGTTAATCAGCGTATGAGAAACATAACAACAGTTGGTCCAGAATTTGATACACGCCAACAGGGAACAGTATACCCTATGTCTGGTCTAGGCGATGTAACATATAGAGAACATGTGGATTTCAAAAACTTTAGAGAATCACACAATGATCCTGCCGATTCTGAAATGGGTGTATTTGGTGTTTTAGGTGGTGCAACAAATAAAGAACCAATGGAAAATCCAAGAGATAAATTTGGTTCAAGTTCAATAAAGAAAAAAAAGAAATGAAAAAATTCACAGAGTTTGTAAGAGAATCTACACCAGAAACATCACACCATGATGCTCAAGAAATCAAACGTCAAAAGACACACTTGATGGACAAAGCAAAAGAGTATGGTGACCAAGCACAAAAAGAAAAACATTTCGGCCACGGTGGCGCAGCAGAAGCTAAGGGTGAGACCATGGTTGCAGCTGCAAAAAATATTAAAGGAGATTAACATGATAAACTTAAAAAAGAACGATGCACTTGCTGATGCGGTAAAAGAAATTTTACAACAAGAGGCACTAAAAGGCAATCAACATTTAATTGATAAAAATAAGAACAATAAAGTTGATCCAGAAGATTTTAAAATTCTTCGTGGTGAAAAGAAAACCGTCAAAGAAGAAGAAACTGTTGATGAGGGTATTAAAGATATTGCCAAGAAAGCTTTCAAAGCTTTGACTGGTGGTTCAGATGAGGACCAACTTAAAGCTTTACAAAAAAGAGCAGGTGCACCAGTAACTGGTAAGAAACCCACTCCTCAAAAAGAAGAAGTGGAACAGATTGATGAGTTGTCAAAGTCAACATTAAGTTCTTACATGGATAAGAAAAAAACTGAATACATGAAGGGCAAAACTCAGTCCGGTTCAAAAGAAAATGCCAAAGACATACAGAACATGGGTAAAGCTCACGACAAGATGAAGAAAGAAGAAGTTCAACTAAAAACTTTGAAACAATTCAAAGAAGGTTGGGACGATATGCTAGCTGACGTTAAGAAACGTGGCGAACCACAACCAAACGGTGGATCAGGTAAAAAACAAGGTTCTGCATATGGTGGTTCTAAACAAAAAGACAAGCCAGAACAGGACACAGAAAAAAAGTAACTGAGGCAAAGGGACCAACCAGTCAGGAAGACGGACCTTTTGTCTCTAGTATTAATGATACACACGATTTAAAACCACTGAACCATGCAAGGTACTTGGCCAAAAAATCTTTAAATAGAGTTCAAAAAGAAATGATGAACAAATAAGGCACAATAATGAGCAAAGCACAAACATTAAAATCCGTACTTAAAAAAGGTGGTGCCGAAAAACCGTCTTTTGGAACCAATCCTTGGGATCCATGGTCTGCAAAAGCAAACATTGCGGAAGATGCTGTTTTGGATCAATATTTGACTTCTAGAGGTATCAATCCAAAACATGTTTCTAAAGACCAAAAGGTTGCACATTCCAAGATGGGACAATTCATCAAATGGAAAAGAGACCACATGTCAGAAGCTGTGGATAGAAAAGATACAATTATCTTTGATATACCTTTGTTGATTCGTGTATTAGAGTTTGCTCGTGAAGAATTAAAATCGGATGTACTTCTACATAAAATGGTAGAAAGACTGATTTCAATTCGTGGCAAGGGAACTTTGACCATGAATCAGTATGGTAAAATTATTAAAGAAGAAGCTGAATCTTTAGGTGAATCTTTTCCTGAATATGGTGAAAGAGCCAATAAACTTTTAAAAAGAAGTCATGAACTATATGATAAATCCCGTTCAGAACCAGACGCTTCAAAGAAAAAAGAAATGGCTTCTAAGTCAACAAGAGCTCATGGTATTTTCATGAAAGCCAAAGAAAAACACTTGAGTCGTAATCCTGGAGATGCGGAATCTTTACGAAACAAAACAATGTCTGGTGCAAGCAAAGATTATACAAGTGGCAAAAGATGGACTGGAGATTCTGTTGAACACTCAGATGATACAAATGTTATTTCTGAAATCAGTTCAGAAACATTGCAAAGTTATAAAGATAAAGCAATGAATCAATGCCTAATGACGGTGCAAATAGTCCCGATGATGTTGAACAACCAAAGAATAAAAAGTTGATTCAAATGTCTAAGTCTGCTCGAATCATTAAATCCATCTATAAAAGGAAGGGAATGAAAGAGGAAATTTATGACCATGAAAAGGAAGACAAGTCTGTTGCAACTTATGGTAAAAAACCAAAAATGCAAAGTGTAAGTACTGATTTAGAAGAACCACAAGCCGCAGCCGTATTAACAGGCGGCACTACCTTGACTGGTGAAAAAAGAGATACCATCGAAATCGACCCTATGATGAAGATGCGTAAACCAGTTTCTGGAAAAAGATAAATAGTAAATATAACCCACGGTTAAAAGGAGAATAACATGTCATCTTGGGGAAATAACGATAACGCAGCTAATGCACCATATTGGGCTGTTGAGACAGTACAAACAACAAATGCGCCAGTTGCATCCGCACCAACAGCTGCAAACGTTGCACTGTTGTATGGTAATACACAATTCCAGGCATATACACAAGGTATGACTGTTGGATTGTTCATGGTAGATGCTACAGAAACCGCTGCTGGTGGTGATAATGTAGTGGATATCTCATTGTCAAATCAAGGCGCTGGATATGTTGAAGCACCTAGTGTTTCTATTGTAGCTAGTGCTGGTGCATATAGTGCAACTGCAACCGCTACTATTGCTGCTGGCCTGGTGAGTAATATTACAGTTGCAAACACAGGTGTTGGTTACACATCAACTCCAGCAGTTACAATTAATGTTCCAGTATTAACTACTCCACTTGCATCAGTTATTGTTGCAAACAACGTAATTATGTATACCGGTCATGGCCAAGCAAATAGTGCTGCTCTAGTTTATAACTGGAATGGTTCTGCAAACATTGGTGGTATCACAAACGCAAACACATACTATGTTGTGCCTGTTGATGCAAATCGTTTCTCGTTGGCAACATCTGCCGCAAATGCAGCAAATAATTCTGTTATTGACCTTACCACAACTGGTGGTGCAGGACAATACTTTGCTATTGTTGATGCTACCCGTGCAACAGCTATCGCAAGTCGTGGTTTAAGTCAAAGTGTTGATGGATCAGAACATGCAACACACATTGGTTGGAACATAAAAACGGTTGGTTCCGGCGGACGTGCAGGTCGTGTTCAGTATGAAACGTTAGTTGCCATTTCCGAAGTTAAAGGTGATGGTTCAGACGATATTTCTTTACCTGACGCTTAATAAAAGGGGCTTCGGCCCCTCTATAATATGTTCGATGAATTGAATGAAGATAATTTTATGATGTATGCTGCAAAATGCTATACATCACCACATTGCATTATGTCGGAATTTGAGGGAGATATTAAAAGAACAAAATACCTGAAAAGGTTATTTCGTAGATATAAGGTCACAAAATCCCTCAAAGAACGATTGATTATGAATCATATCATTTTATTGAATAATGTTTTTGGTCCGGAAGCAACGGCAAGAATATTGTTCTATAAGACTGATGAACGTGATTATGATATTCTAAAGACTTTTTTAGATTATCTAGATATCATGCCTGATTTTGTTTATGGTATTAATGGAAAAACTATATCATCATCCGATTTACCACTAGATATGAATGTCGCAGAGATATTAAGAAACATATGAAAAAATTTCAAGAATTTATTAACGAAGTAAAAGAACCAACAGGCGACCTAAAGAAAGCTTGTTGGACTGGTTATACTGCTGTCGGAACAAAAAAGAAAAATGGTAAAACCGTTCCTAATTGTGTTCCAGAAGAAGTTGTTAAGGAAGGTCATGGTCCTTGGGGCAAAATGACACAAGATAAATTGGATAAGATTGCAAAAGCCAAAAAACGTGAAGAAAAAGAAAAAGGTGTTCTGAGAAAACCTGGATCAACGTTACGAAAAGATACAACTAATTATGTTGCTAAAGTAAATAAACTTTCTGAGGAAGAACTAGAAGAAAACCATATTGCTATCGCCATGGGTAAAGAAATGGATGATGAAGGTAGTATGATTATGAATCAACTGGATCACATGGAACGTTCCATCAACATGATGCGTGGTGTGGTTAAGGATCCAAATATGCAGATACCTGCTTGGGTTCAATCTAAAGTAACATTAGCTGCAGACTATATTGAAACAGCTGCTGGTTATATGTCCAGTAAAAATGAAGAAGTTGACTTAGAAGAAACTGCTGCATGGCAACGCAAAGAAGGCAAAAGAGAATCTGGTGGTTTGAATCAAAAAGGTGTTGATTCTTATCGTAGAGAGAATCCAGGTTCCAAACTAAAAACAGCTGTGACAACAGAACCATCAAAATTAAAAGCAGGTTCAGCTGCAGCGAATCGCCGCAAATCGTTCTGTGCTAGAATGTCTGGTATGAAGAAAAAATTAACTTCAGCGGCAACTGCTAAAGATCCAGATTCTCGCATCAACAAATCTTTACGTAAATGGAATTGCTAATGAAAACATTTCAAGAATATATTACAGAAAAAGGTAGATGCTGGACTGGTTACAAACCTGTTCGAGGTAAAAAAGCATTCTCTCCAGGAAGTTGTGAGAAGGTGTCTGAAAATATTAACCATACTTATAGTGAAAATGAAAAACAACACCATACACATGTTGCAAATCAAGATTTAGATTTTGGTAATGGGCATGTTGTTAAAAAAGGTTCCACATTAAGAAAAGTTGATGGTTCTAGTAAAATGTATGTGCATTTGAAAAATGGTAAACCAGTAACCAAAACACATCCCATATTAAGTTTACCTAAAACTCATGTCACTGCAATAAATGAAGAAGGTATGTCAGCTGCGCCGACCAATACTGTTGGTGGTGGAAACATTGCTGGGTCGGGTGGCGCAGGTGGAGAACCAGGTGTTTCTAAGAAAAGAAATCCAGTAATGTCATTCGTCAAACGCAAACAACCAAATATGTAACATGTGGATATTGCAATGGTTACCTAATTGGATATTCTACGCCGTCTTAATAGCCGGCGTTTTTGGTGTGGCCGCATCATATTTCATTAGATTCCTTAGTTTCATTCCTTTTCTTTACATCTACAAAACACCTATACAACTTGGTTCAATTGCTGCAATTGCCATTGGAACTTTTATGTCAGGTGCGATATACGATAATGACGTATGGGAAACAAGAGTAAAAGAAATGGAAGCCAAAGTTGCTGTTGCTGAAACACAATCAAAAGAAGAAAACATTAAGATTGTTGAAAGAGTGGTAAACAAGGTACAGATAGTCAGAACCAGAGGTGAAGACATTGTTAAATATGTAGATAGAGAAGTGGTCAAGTATGACACAAAATTTGCACCAGGTGGTATCTGTGAAATTCCAAAAGAGTTTATCAAGGCACATAATGATGCAGCTGAGGCACCAAAATGAAATACTTGTTAATACTATTGGTACTGGCCGGTTGTTCTACAACTGTTCCTGTTACAATGAAGTTTCCTGAAGTGCCAGATAAATTATTACAAAAATGTCCCCAGTTACAAAAATTGGGTGAAGATGTAAAATTGAGTGATGTAAGCAAAACTGTTACAATTAATTATAATACTTATTATGAGTGTGCTGTGAAAAATGATGCATGGATTGAATGGTATCAAATACAAAAACACATTTATGAAAGTGTAAAATAATGGAACTGACCAAAGAACAACTAAAACAATTACTTCCTAAAAACCCATACGTTGACCATTGGCATCACGCATTGTCAATTTTATTGCCTGATTATGAAATCAATACACCTCAGAGAATGGCTGCTTTTATAGCACAGTGTTCACATGAGTCTGGTGGATTTACTGCACTAAAAGAGAACCTAAATTACAAACCTGCAACCTTACGTAAAATCTTTCCAAAGTATTTTCCGAATGATGAAATTGCTAATGATTACTGTTCACGACCAAACAAACAAGCAGCCATTGCAAACAAAGTCTATGCATCACGCATGGGTAACGGTGATGAAGCATCAGGTGACGGATACAAGTTCTGTGGTCGTGGATTGATTCAATTGACCGGCCGAGACAACTATACATTCTTTGCAGGTTCATTAAACATCACAGTTGAAGATGCATCAGAATATCTTGCAACATTTGAAGGTGCCGCACAATCAGCTTGCTGGTTCTGGGAAACAAATAATTTGAATCAATGGGCGGACAAAGGTGATATTCTGACATTGACCAAACGCATCAATGGCGGCACAATCGGATTAGAAGACCGTATCAAACATTATGAACATGCACTACATGTTCTTGGAGTTTAATATGAAAAAAATTCTATTAGTACTTGCATTGTTACCTTGTTTGGTGTTTGCACAAAAAACACCACAAGGCGTTACATATGACGCACAAATTATTAGAGTAACGGATGGCGATACAGTTGTTATCGCCGCACCCTTTCTACCTGCACCCCTTAAGCCAGAACTTGCGGTACGAGTCTATGGAGTCGATACTCCGGAAAAAGGATTTAGAGGTCAATGCGACAGCGAAAAGCAACGTGGCGAAGCCGCTTCCGTTTTCACTAAAGGTCTCATTAACGCCAGTCAACAGCGACAAGTCATCCTTTACAGTTGGGATAAGTTCGGTGGTCGTGTATTGGGCGATATCATTTTAAACGGCCAGAGTTTACGTGCTCAATTAATTGCTAACGGCTTTGCTCGTGAATATTATGGCGAAGCTAAAACCTCTTGGTGTAATTAAGGAAAAAACATGAATGATAAAAAGTTATTCTTTGCTGCAATTGCATTAATTTTATTACCACTCACATTGGCACTTTTTGGCGGCGATAGATTCCGTTATCCATGCCAAGACCCCGACAATTGGGATAAAGACTTCTGTAAGATGCCCAAATGTGATGTGACAAGAACATGTCCAGAACACATATTCAAAGGACAACGTGACCCAAGATTGGGACCACCAACAACAAGAGTTGAACCTATGGGACAAACTCCTGTACCAACACAATGTACTACACCAACACAAGGAGCTAACTGTGGAAAATAATAATCTCATGTATACAGAAGAACAGCTAATGGCTCGACTGAAATTCTTCATCGGTATTTGTCTAGCACTAACATTGACAGGTATTGTCTTTGTTGTTCTCTATTCAATTATCTTTGTAACACAACCATTAAATGCAATTAGTCCTATCGACCAAAAATTCTTTGAGTTGATTATTCCTATTGCAACATTTTTAACTGGTACTTTATCAGGCATCATGCTTGCAGGTAATGATAAAGACCTTAGAGCAAAGGCACTAGATGCAGCAAATAAACCACCAGTCGTTTCAGGACCACCACCAAGTACACCTTCAACTAATGCACCAAGCAACAATGCAACATTTGGCGCACCAACGTCAAGTGCAGCAACCTTTGCACCAGCACCACAAGTTGTCACAGGATTTGGCGGCAAACCTGCACCAGCACCAGCCTTCCAACCAGAAATCTAAATAGATGTACTACTTAAAAAGTATGTTATCGGATGGTGTCAATGGCACCATCTCTAGCAAAAGAGTTGTCACACTGTTAGCATTTGTAATGTGTGCATCAGGTTTTATTACTATGTTATATGGTCATCCTATAGATTCTAAAATTTACGATTCAATGATGTACATTGTAATTGCAGGTTTAGGTTTCACAGCATCAGAAAAGTTTACTAAAAAGGACGAAAAATGAAAAATTATATATTTGTAGCAGGCCTATGTTTAGCCATATCTTCAACAGCTTTTGCTGCAGCAGAAACAAAAAAAGTTTGTGTTGATGTAAAAGATAAACAAGGTCAAGTTGTTAAAGACAAAGCTGGCAAACCAAAACAAAATTGTAAAGAAATGAAAGTTCACAAGAAACTTGAAGGCACAGAAGTTCCTGTGAAAAAATAATGGCATACTCACAAAAAGTAATTGACCACTACGAAAACCCACGAAATGTGGGTAAGTTTGATATAGATGAAAATGTTGGAACAGGCATGGTCGGTGCGCCTGCGTGTGGTGATGTTATGAAGTTACAGATTAGGGTTGAAGATGATATTATTAGAGATGCTTGTTTCAAGACATATGGATGCGGTTCAGCAATCGCAAGTTCATCCTTGGTTACAGAGTGGATCAAAGGTAAAACTTTGGATGAAGCTTCTACTATTAAGAATTCTGATATCGCAGAAGAATTAGCATTACCACCTGTTAAAATACATTGTAGCATACTTGCAGAAGATGCTGTGAAAGCGGCCATTAACAATTATAAAGGTAAACATGTTAACAGTAACTGAAAATGCTATTGAACAAATAAAAGAAATTTTATTGGAAGAAGAAAGTTCGAAATACGTCAGAGCCTTTATCGAAGGCGGCGGATGCTCTGGTTTTAATTATGGT